ATCAAAGATGCAAAAGCTGACATGGATCAACCAAATAAAACAGATAGGTACTTAAAACCCTATCTAACCCGTGTCTCCATACAACAGAAAAAACGTAAGTAACATACAGCCCCAGTGATGGGGCTTTATTATACTAAGGAAGCAAAATGATCGTAAAAACAGCGTATGACCTAGTGCCATACCTAGAAGCTATTGAGACCATAAAGACATCTTCTTTAACCAAAGATCAAAAGTCACAGATACTACAGGAGATGGAGCATTCCTTCATCGACATAGTGTTTTGCAAGCAGTGTCCAAACACACACGCAGTAATCAAAAGCATACTAGGAGATCACAATGGGAGCACCCAAGAACCCAAGAAAGAAGTCGCCAAAAAAGGAACTGAAGTATCCAAAGAAGGCGACACCAAAAGAAAACAATTACTTCACAAAGTTAATGCAAACCGAGGAAGGAAGAGCACTACGAAAGCAGTGGTCAACCAAAAAACGTAAGAATGGAGGAAGGCCAGTAGGCACTCCAGATGGCTACACGTTAGAGGCCATCACCCCCATCCGAAAACAAGCACAGAAAGACGCTGAAAGGATTGTGGCTATCATGGCTAAAGACAACAATATTGACGACGAATACGCTGTAGAGGCACTCAAGACTGCCGTTGAGATCATGCGCGAACCAGCGCAGAACCGAGACAAACTAACAGCCGCACGTATGGTCTTAGACTTTACTAAGACAAAACCAGTTGCAAAGAGCGAAGTTACCATTGGCAAAGCAGAAGCCTTCTTGGAGTCGCTTTTAGTAAGCGAACCAGAGGAAGAGCAAACTGACGATGGAAAAGAAACTTAAAGAAGTACGCCGCAAACTATATGACGAATTTGACTTTTACTCTAAGTCAGCACTCAAGATCAGAACCAAAGATGGAGACATCAAGCCCCTCAAACTAAAGCCAGCACAGGTTATCTTACAGGATGCTGTAGATAAGCAAATGTCTACTGAGGGCAAGGTTCGCATCATCATCTTGAAGGCTAGACAGCAGGGTCTATCGACGTATGTAGGCGGCTATCTTTACTTTAATGTTTCCCAGCGCAAAGCATGTAAAGCAATGGTGGTCACACACCATTCTGACAGTACAAGAGCACTGTTTGACATGACTAAACGCTACCATGAGAACTGCCCAGAACTACTCAAGCCACATACAAAGTATTCATCTCGACGAGAGTTGACCTTTGATGTTCTTGATAGTTCTTATGTGGTTGCTACAGCTGGTGGTGAAAGCATTGGACGTGGTGAGACACTAACCCATGTTCACGCCTCAGAACTTGCCTTCTGGCAAAAGTCCACAGCACTAGAGAACTGGAATGGTATGACGCAAGCCGTACCTAACAAGAAAGGCACAGCTGTATTTGTAGAGAGTACAGCTAATGGTGTGTCTGGTATATTCTATGATCTATGGAAAGGTGCAGTGGATGGCTCTAACGGCTACGTCCCTGTGTTTATACCTTGGTATATAGACCCAGAGTATCGTGAGCCTGTACCTGAGAACTTTAAGATAACTCCAGAGGAAGAGGACTTATCTAAGAAATACGACCTAGACAACGAACAGTTGATGTTTCGTCGGCGAAAGATTGCTCAAAACGGCATCGACTTGTTCAAGCAAGAGTACCCTGCGGAACCCGAAGAGGCTTTCTTAACCACTGGGCGTCCTGTGTTTAATCCAGATTCATTGCAAGATGACCTAAAGACATCGAGAGATGTTGAAGCACGTCTGGCACTAGAAGGTGAAGACTGGCTTGATAACATGCGAGGAGAACTAACACTCTATCGCAAACTAGATGATGGCGAGAAGTACACCATAGGAGCAGACGTTGCTATGGGTGTCCGTGGTGGTGACTGGTCAGTTGCACAGGTTCTCGACAGCAAGAAACGACAGGTGGCGACCTATCGTGCACAAGTTCATCCTGATTACTTTGCTACAGTCCTCTATAAGCTAGGTGAGTTCTTTAACTTTGCCTACATAATTGTAGAGAACAACAGTCATGGTATTCTAACGTGTACCCGTCTTGGAAAAGACATGGCCTACCCCAACTTCTACACAGAAGTACAAGTAGATAAACTAACCGACAAAGAGACAGTCAAGTTAGGCTTCACTACTACATCCAAGACAAAACCTCTGATCATTGATGAACTCAGAGCCTCAGTTCGAGAGGGTAAGATCGAACTAAACGATAAAGTCACTATTCGGGAAATGCTAACATACATCGTCACACAAAGCGGCGGCATGGAGGCAGAGTCAGGATGCTTTGATGACTGTGTCATGAGTTTAGCCCTAGCCAATCATATTCATGAAGGTGCTTGGGAACCCATAGACGCAGTTGACGATTATTACATTGAGATGGTTTAGACATGAAATCAAATAAAGATTATAAAAAACTCGACGACGACCAAATTGTGTCAATAGTTGATACTAATTTAAGACGCTCCATTGGATACTATGACTCTGAGTTGTCAAAAGAACGCCGTAAGGTAATGGATTACTACAGTGCTAAACTCCCTCGCCCAGCGCATGATGGTAATAGTAAGTATGTCAGCCAAGACGTTTATGATGCAGTAGAAAGCATGAAGGCGGCTTTGCTAGAGACTTTTAGCACAGGCAACAAGACACTTAGGTTTGCACCACAGAACGCTGATGATGTTCCTACAGCTGAAGTTTGCACAGAGTACACGGATTACGTCCTACATCGTCAAAACAACCTGTTTGAAACTATGCAGACTGTTATTCACGATGGTCTAATTGCTCGCGCTGGAGTAGCTAAAGTTTACTGGTGTATGCAAGACGAAAGCAACCTTGAGTATGTCGAAGGTCTTACAGAAGAGGAACTAGACGTACTTCTTGCGGAAGACAATGTAGAGATCGAAGAGATAACCGAAGATGAATTTGGTATGTTCTCTGGTGAGCTACGTGTAACCCGTGACACATCACAGGTTAAGGTTGAGGCTATTGCACCAGAGGAGTTCTTGATTGAACCACAAGCAAAGTCACTAGATGACGTTAGCTTCTGTGCACACAGGACTAAGAAGTCTATCTCTGAACTTATAGAGATGGGATACGATGAAGACTTAGTTGCTAAAATCTCTGACAATGAAGACACAGACTTTGACAATGACCCTGAGATACTATCTCGCTTTGACGACATCGGTGCAGACCGAGGATTCAATGCAAAAGGATATCAACGCCAAACACGACAGGTAACTGTAGTCGAGGCTTTCATTGAGCTAGATTGTGAAGGCACTGGCGTTGCTGAACTCTATAAAGTAGTCAAAGCATCAAACATCTTACTTGAGAAAGAGATAGTAAAGCGAAGACCTTTTGTAGCATTTGTACCCCTGCCTATCCCACATGCTTTCCACGGCAACAACTTTGCTGAGAAACTACTAGGCATACAGAATGCACGTACAGTATTAACACGTTCAATCCTTGATCACGCAATGGTTACTAACAACCCACGATATACTGTGGTGAAAGGTGGCCTTACGAACCCAAGAGAACTAATAGACAATCGTGTCGGTGGTATCGTGAACGTATCACGCCCAGACGCTATTAACGCTATGCCTCAAGCATCCTTGAACCCGTTTGTATTCCAGACAATCAAGATGCTAGACGAGGATAAAGAAGATACCTCTGGTGTCTCTCGTCTGTCCCAAGGTCTTAATAAAGACGCTATAAGCAAACAAAACTCAGCGGCAATGGTCGAGCAGTTAGCTACAATGAGCCAACAGCGACAGAAGATCATCGCGCGTAACTTTGCGAACAACTTCCTAAAGCCTCTATTTTCAATGGTCTATTTACTGATTGTAGAGAACGAGTCTGAAGAGAAGATTGTTGAGTTAGCTGGACGTTATGTACCTATCGACCCTTCGCAATGGGCAGATAAACGTGACGTACAAGTTGAGTTCCACTTGGGCTACGGCGATCAGGAACAGCTAGTGCAGAAGCACTTGTCTTTCCATCAGCTTTTCTCAGCTGACCCTACACTTGGACAAATGTACTCTCCGCAGAACAAGTTCAAGATGCTGGCATCAGTCCTAGAGAAATCAGGTATCAAGAATGTTGCTGACTTCTTAACAGACCCATCAATGATACCTCCACCGCCACCTGATCCAAATGCAGAGATGCAGATGCAGATGGCACAGCAACAGATGCAACTTCAAGAGCGACAAACCGCTGTCGCTGAGATGAAGATACAACTGGATGCACAAATGCGGCAAATGAAACATGAGCTAGACACTATGAAGGCTCAACAAGCATTTGCCCTACAATCTGACAGACAAGACCTTAAAGAGACTGAGTTCGAACATAAAGAATATGTGAACTTAGAGGAGCTAGAGATAGCACGTAAGGCTGATGATGTCAGGGCAATCGCAAGTCCAAACGGATAAGCACAACACAATAAGGAAAGCACATGCCTACACAAGAAGAGCAACTTGTGATGGCTGGAGATGAAGCTGGAGCCGTACTAAATGGTTCCGCCTTCAATTCAGTTATCAATGACCTTGTCGAAAGGACGTTTCAGACGTTTGTAAACACTGAGCCAGATGACAAGGAGAAACGGGAGTATGCCTATAACCACTATCGCGCATTAGTAGACGTGGTGGATACTCTGAAACAGCGAGTTCAAGTGCGTGACAGCATTATTGAACAGCAGAACGGCGACAACAGCCAAGAGGAGCCAGCACCATGAACAACGTGCAAAATGACAACTCTCAGCCGCAAGCATTAGATATTGATGATGCGGCAGACGCAATCTTAGGACGATGGGACGACGGGGAAACCTTATCTGAAGTCGAAGTAGAAGATGCAACATCTGAAGACCTTGCCGAGACAGAGGTAGATGAAGATGATGAACTAGAAGATGAAGAGGACGATCAAGACGAGTTAGACCTTGAAGACCCTGACGAAGACGACACTGTTGATGAAGACGAAGATCAAGATGTTGAAGACGATGATGATGAAGAGGAAGATGACGACGAACATACAGTCGCTTCTGATGATCAAATCGTGGACATCTCAGTCAATGGTGAGTCTAAGCTGGTATCTGTAAAGGACTTAAAGCGGCTTTATGGTCAAGAAGCATCTCTAACTAAAAAGTCTCAAGATTTGGCTAACCAGCGGAAGCAGTCAGAACAACAACTGGCTCAAACGCAGATGTCATATCAGAAGTTATTGGAACGCGCAGAAGCAAGGTACAAACCTTATGCTGACATTGATATGTTAGTAGCGTCACGCGAGATGGATGCAGAAACATTCTCTCAACTACGCCAAGACGCGAAGCAAGCAGAAGACGACTTAAAGTTCCTACAGGAAGAAAGTGGTCAGCTTGTATCCCAAGCACAGCAACAACATCAGGAAGCTACTAGAGTAGCCGCCGCAGAATGCGTAAAGGTTCTACAGGAACAATTACCTGACTGGGGCAACGAACTCTATGCAGACATTCGTGACTATGCTGTAAAATCGGGATTACCCAAGGATCAAGTCGATCAGTACACTGACCCACAGGTCATCATGCTGATTAACAAAGCCAGACTTTACGACCAGTCAAAAGAGTCCGCCAACAGCAAGAAAGCCAAGGCCAAACTCAAGAAGTCTAAAAGTGGCAAGAAGGTTCTTAGTTCCAAGAAAGCACCACCATCTAAAAAGACTATCCAGAAAGCTAAACAACAGAAGCAAATGGACAGCCTGAGTAGTGCTAAAGACTTAGATGATATTGCAGACGCACTCATGAGCCGCTGGGAAGAGTAAATCTTCTTAAACTTAATCCTAAAATTGTAAGGAACAATTAAAATGAGTACATATACCACATACAATCAGGTGGGAAAAAAGGAAGATGTTTCAGACATCATTTCTAATATTTCACCATTCGCTACGCCCATGCAAGCGATGATCAAGAACGAAAAAGTATCAGCTAGAACTTTCTCATTCCTTGAAGATTCATTAGCAGACTCAGCTGTGAACGCTGTAGTTGAGGGTGCAGACGCATCAATGGCAACATTGTCAGATGCAACTGAGCGTACAAACAACACTCAGATCATGTCTAAAGCCTTCCAAGTATCAGCAACAGCTGACGCAGTAGCTACATATGGCCGTGCAAAGGAAACTGCACATCAATTAGCTAAGAAGTTGAAGGAAATTAAGAAAGACTATGAACGTGCAATGGTTGGCGTAGAGCAAGCCGCAGTAGCAGGGAATGCTACAACAGCACGTAAGATGACTTCTTTGTTAAACCAAATCTCTACAGCTGTAGATGCTGGTTCAAACTCAACTGATGCCTTAACAGAAGCAAAACTATTGTTAGCTGGTCAAACAGCATACGACAATGGTTCTGATGTTGACACATTCATGATTAAGCCAGCAGATGCACAAATCGTAGCTGGTTTCTCAGCGGCATCTGGTCGTAATCGTGAAATCTCACAAGGCAAAACATTGGTCAATGCGATTGATCTATATGTGAGCCCATATGGCGAATACAGAGTAGTATTGAACCGCGAGTTAAAGACAACTCACGCACTACTAATAGACCCAACAATGTTCAAAACATGTACGTTGCGTCCATTCACAAGAACACTACTAGCGAAGAATGGTGACTCAGATCGTCATCACATCGTGGGTGAGGTTTCTTGTAAACACACAAACTTTGGTGACTCAGTGAAAATCACTGGCTTATCATAAGTCCAAAATAGACCACTAGGTCTTTATTAGGCCACCCAAAGACACTCAGGTTTTGCTCTCCTTACTGTTGTCTATGGGTGGCCTTTTCACATTCTAAGGTAGCAAAATGACTGACAAAATACAGCCAACATTATTACAAACAGAAACAGACTTCGTGAGCGACCACGGAGAACTATTTCAAAAGCACACACAGCACATCTCACAATCATTTCTTGATGATCTGAAAGACGCTCGAAACGACAGTGGTTCGAAGCCTACAGGTGACATGATGCGAGTAGCCTCCATACCGACAGCTGTTGTCGAGAAGTGGATGCGAGAAGGATTCAATATCTGGGAAGCCAAGGGATCAGAGATTGTCCGTAAACTAAAGAACGAGGACTTAGATATGTTCCTCACAACCAACAAGAGGGTCTAAAATGCCAAAAGCAGGTCTATACGCAAACATCCACAAGAAAAGAGCATCAGGTAAGCCAATGAGAAAGAAGGGCGCAAAGGGCGCACCTACTGACAAGGCTTTCAAGAAAGCGGCAAAGACAGCCAAGAAAAGAAAGTAATAACCAATGAACAAAGGTGAAATCCGAGCACACTTTATTGCTCTTCTAAATCGTAGTGACTGTTCGAATGCTTTGGCTGACACCTTCATTGATCAGGCTATCACAAGAATACAAAGACAGCTACGTGTCCCAGCAATGGAAAAGCAGAACCAGTATAACTTGACTAACGCATCTGGTACATCACAGGTTATAATACCAGCTGACACACTAGAAGTCATAGAGTTGTACCATGACGGCAGTACGCTGACACGTATCCCTCTCCATGAAATGATTGAGTACCAAAAGACAGGTGAACTTGGGACACCAAGGTTCTTCTGTAGAGAACAGGGTAACATCAAGATATACCCTCTGCCTACTTCTGGCACGTTGTATCTGAACTACTATGCAGAACAAGCGGTACTAGCAGAAGACAGTGACACTAATATGCTTACGACAATAGCATCAGACTTACTGACGTACACGGCACTGTCATATGCCGCTGACTATTTCTTAGATGAACGTGGTGCAGTCTTTGATCAGAAGTCTGGGTCTTTCCTAGCTGAAATACAGGAACACGCAAACAGTTCTGAACAGTCTGGTATTAATCAAGTTGTCAGACCTACTCACTATTACGAGGATTAAAACTAATGGCATCTAAATCAAGTTTCTTTAACTCAACTGGCGTAACAAACGTACAAGCCAATGCAATAGAAGCAAGTGTTGATAATGCAGAGGCCAGCGCAGTACAGGCCGCCGCTTCTGCGGCATCAGCCGCTACTGATGCGGCTACTATCAGCAACTCAATAGCTACAACAGAAGCTAACAAGAATGCCAGCCAAACCTCGGCAAACTCTGCGGCCTCTTCAGCTTCCACAGCCACAACTAAAGCATCCGAAGCATCTGTATCAGCTCAAGAATCTGAAGCTAGTAGAGTAGCCTCTGCGGCTTTAGAAACAACATTTACTGCTTTAGCAACAGCTTCTGAATCTTCAGCTACTGCATCTGAAGTTAGTAAAGTAGCCAGTGCAAACTCTGCTACTTCTAGTGCTAACTCAGCAACTGCAAGTGCCAACTCAGCAAACGCATCTAATGCCGCTAAAATTGACGCAGAAACAGCAGAAACAAA